GCTTTTGTCCCTGAACCATTTCCCGAGTTTCGTTTCTTTTAGTTTCATAGTTCCATTAATACATTAAAGGCGGTATGCCCGCCGATTACCACGCCGCAACCGATAGCTTGCTTTTTGAAGTGCTTCGCATATGCGGCTGCGTAGCTGTTGCGATCCACGCCCGCGCCGACTTGCATCCCGAAGAGCTTGAAGTTGTTTCCGACCATCCACTCAACATAGGCTTGGGTATGCGTATGCCCTTGAACGGTTGACTGGAAGTCGTATTTTGCTTTCGTTCGTGCCGTGCATCCTTCGCCGTGGACGTATTGAACCCCGTCGTATTCAATCCTTTCGACCCAATTCCACGAAGTACCCAACACCTCGTTATAATCCTTTATCCATTCCCGAGGGACGGAAGAAGAGAACGCCTTTCGCATGATGAGTCGATCGTGATTCCCGATAATCACATCGGCCACCGGGAAGGCTTCCGCCCAATCCGCTACGTGTTGAATGGCTTGTTTGAGTTCGTACCCGCCGCTCATGCCGTTCGGGTCGGTTTCGTGATAACTGGAGTAATGGTTGTCGATTATGTCCCCGATAAAAATTACTTGGTTACAGTAGTGAGCTTCATAGGTTTCCAAACAGAAATCGAGATACCCGTCGAGTTCAAAGGGGCAATGTAAATCCCCTACGACAAGTATTCTCCGCTCTTTCTTCTGAAGGTGTTTAACCGCCTTAAATTGGCGCGGAGTGAGTCGAGGGCGAGGCATTTAGTAAACCCAGATTCGGTGTTGAGGCTTGTTTAAATCGAGATCCACATGAAGGAAAGCCGGGCCAACCCCCACGCGGTTGAAACCCACTTCGGCGAGGGCTTCCATAATGATATAACGAGAACGGGAGTCGGTGCAGTAGATGTCGGCGGCAAGCCCTAAGAGGTGCGAAGAATTCCGCGAAGCCGGGTAACCTTGCTCAATCAAATGTTGATTGTATTCCACCGTACGAAACCCTCCGCCTTTAGAGATAACGAACGGAATGCCCGCGCAGTCTCTCGCTTCGTCTAACATCGAAAGAAAGTCGGGATCCATCATCTTACCGCTTCGCGGCTTGTCGGGAGAATCGAATTCGTCGAAAGTGAAGTACCTCATCGCTTCGCGAGCATCAATTCGATTTTATGCACGGCCTCGATTACTTCCTTCATCATTTGCTTCAATTCGTCCTTGTCGGATTCTACACGGATAATACGCCCCTTCAATTTCTCGAGTTCACGGTTCATGTTTACCCATACCCCGAGAATCCCGAGGAGGCTTGGAAGGATTACGAGTACGATTTCGGTCGAGTTCATCGAGGAATTTTTTCAATAGGGTGATATTCTCTTTTCTGTTTTTCCTCATCCAAAGAAGGCTCTTAAATCGACGAGGCGTGGGTATCGGCTATTTCCGGAGATGCTCATCCCGCTCTGGTAATAGTCCGCCGGTTGTGGCAACATATCCGCCCCCGTATTCGAAGTGTATTCAGGGAACAAAGACGAGTTGTTACAGAGGTAATCGTACAGCCGGAAGGTATAGAACTGCGCGTTTTGCCGGGCGCGTTCTACCTCTCGATGAAGGTCGGCTTGAGATATTGAAGTAGTATCTTCTGAGGTTCGAATTACGAGCGACCCATTATCCATCTTCACATATAAAGAAGGGATGAGTTCGACCATAGTCCACCAAAGGCAAGCCTTCCGGACGTATGAATCCATAAGCGTAGCGTAGTCGCCGGCGAGCGTACCCCCGGAAACGTCGCTCTTCAACTTGTTGAGGAGGTCAGTCCCCAAATAGAGTTGAAGGTACTTGTCTTGTGCGAGGATAATCGAAGGGACGAGGTAAGCGTCTTCTATACTTCCGTTTATGTTGGTGATCCGCTTGATATAGTCCGGATTCACAAAGAGTACTTCTGCAGTAAGTGCCATTTATCGGGGGTTTAAAAAGCCTTGGTTCGGCATATCTACGGGACGGGTAGCTACGCGGCGATCGTTTTCCTCGAGTCGCTTTGCGCCCACCCCTGCCTCTTGGATGAGTTTCTTAGCTTGATTGACGGAAATCTTCTTGTTGTTCTTCCGAAGGTACGTTTGCCGCTTCCAGAAATGGTGGCATCGAGGCCCGCCTTTGAACAAAAAGAGGTCGTATGTATCCGAACCATTCGGACCGAACCCGGGGTTCACAGCGCGTCCCGAAGCCGCTTCGATGTCCTCTTTACGGTATACACGCTTCGAAGAAACCATCTTCTTACAGAACTCGCGAGAGTCGTTTGAAGTTGTTTCGGGAGCGTAGGCATAACGTACTTTGATAATCTCGGTATCTTGTTCCGAAGCCGCTTGAGGTTTCGAACTTGGAACACGAGCAAATGCCCACATCGCGTCACGTGCCGTCTCGAGGTCGTAGTCGACTTCTACCTCGTCGATGAGTTCCCATTCTTCCCCCATCTCTTCGCCTACCTCCTCGAGGTAATTCATACAGCCGTCAAGGTTGATTTCTTCGCTTGAGAGCGTAATCAACTGAGAACCCAATCCCGAGGCGTTTAAGAGCGTCTTCACGGCTTCGGTAACTACTTGCCGCGCCGGGGCGATAACGTTTCGTTCAAAGAGTTCAGAAGCCTCCGCCAATTCTCCCCCGCCGCCCAACTTACCCGGTACAGCTACCCCGAACATCTGCGGAGACGTAACGCGGTGGCCGACCATAATCTTCGCCGTTACCTCTTCGCTCAAAAATTGGTACTGGTTATGTGCGTCGGAAAGTTGAAACGGCTCGAAGTCGGGCTTCCGGTCGGGATCATCGGAATAAGTAACGATGAACTTACCTGCGTTGCTTGCCCCGCTTAACTGCCTCTCGATATCCATTCGAATACGATTCCGCTCTTCTTCCGGTGGGATACCGTTTTTGAAGTGAATCGAGAACGAAGGGCTCATCCCGTTCTTGATATTGTTGATATGATAAACGGAGATTTCTTTATCGAGTTCTATATAGTTGATTGAACCCACGTAATCCGGTTTCGGGTAATAAAACGAACCCGGAGAGAACGGCTTCACGTACATGATCTGCGTCGGGTGGTCAATCTTCTTTTCTACGTCAAACGCGCATATTTCGACCGGCTCTTCTCGCTTGTCTTCCCAATCCTTCGAGTAGTAATAATACTCGACTTTCTCCTCTTCGTTTACGAATCCCGAACGCACGTTCTCAAAGGGCAAATGCGAGACGTTGGCGATAGTCGTCCGGTCAATACTCCAGTTAATTTCAAGGGCAAAGCCGCCTTGTATCTTGAAATCGAGACACGCCTTCCGGAGTTCGTCGTTCAAATTCCACTGGTCGAAAGCGAGCCGCCCATCGAGGTCGGAAGCATCGAAACCCTCCCCGAAAATCATCATGGCGATAGTCGTCGAGAGGGCGTTATGCGTAGCGGAAGAATGAAAGAGATCCACGAGATATTGCGGGAAGAGGTTGTCATCCCCGTAATTCACGAAGCCCCCTCGGTTTGGGGTTTCGCGGTAACTCCTCTCTTCGTATTTATTGAGCTGAATGAATTCCATTACTGATAGTAGATGATGTTATCGGGGATTGTAATCTCCGGAATGTTGTAACCCGTCTCCCCGGATACAGAAAGCGTCCCTTCTTCGATGAGTGCCACCACGTCGCCCGAAGTGGGGTCAAGGTTCGTACTTGAGTTCTGCCCCCATACCTTGTAAGTATATTGTCCGGACTCGGTTAGAAGTACCTTTCCCGTAGTCGGTGCGTCTTCGTTGGTGTAAACGATAAGAGCCGTATATCGCTTATTGTCCGCGTCTACGTTTCCGATAAGGTAATATTTCTCTTTCGAAGCCATTGACTCGAAAAGTACGAGATAATGCGTAAACGCTTCGAAGTCTTTTTTCATCTCCTGAAGCGTCAGATAGATGAGTTGTTCGGCTGAAGAATTGGGGTTGAGATGTATCATGTGAAAAGAAAAAGGGGAGGACTTCCGCCCTCCCCCGTCCTGTTAACCAAAAACCAAACAAAGAGAAATCAAGAGCCGGCGGTGAACGTAACGTTACCTCCAGAAACAGTCGTCAAGAATGGAGCGGGGATAGCTTCTTCGGCTGTCAACTGGATTTGATACCCGTTGAGGTCGCCTTTCGCCGTACCCGTACCGAACGTACCTCCCGTAGCTTCCGCGCCGGTGGTATGTCCCATAATCATATAGTTATCGTTATTGTCTTGGACGATAACGCACAAGCGAGATTTCAAGAGGTCGTACAATTCGGCGTTATCCGCTGCTACGAGATTCGGCATTGTCAACTCCAAAACCTGCGAGAAGAATACCGTTCCGTTTTCTACGGAAGCCGTTACGGTTTGCTGAAAAGAACCCGTATTCTTGGTGAGTTCAAAACCGAAAACCGTGATTGCCGACGCTGCGTCAGAAATCGCACCGTTTGAAACCGCGCCCCAATCCGCCGCGTCAAAGGCTTTCACCCATACGCGCTTGATTCCTCCGATTTTATCTTTACAGGGGAAGGAACGCCCTGAAACTGTAATACTACAAGCCATGAGTTAGAGGAATTAAGGGGAGGGATTTTAAGCCCCTCCCCGGTTCAATTAGGATGCTGTTTCAGTGCGCCAGATAGACAAGCCGTTTAAATCTACGACTTGCGTACCGCCTGAGAACTTCATGATCACGCGAGTAACGTCGTCTCCTGTTACGCCGCTCAAGTCCAAAACGGAGGCTTGAATGTGATCCGTCAACAAGTCCGTTCCGAAGTAGAGGTTATCAATCTTAGAACACAACAAAACGTTATCAGGGAAACCGCCCGGAGTGATGATATCGTATCCAGCGTAGCGAGCTACGAGGCCATCATTCAAGAAAGGCAGGTTGTAAGTCGCTGCGAGAGCGCGATAATACAAATTTGCCGATCCGCGGCTCATAAAAATCTTGGTGTTTGGGTCGCCTGCGATAGACGCCGGTGCGCCTTCTCCGCCTGCGGTGATAAGAGCCAAAGCGTCAAGGATTCCAACGGAAGTATTGGCGGCGGTTGCGATGGCTAAAGGCAACGTAGAAACGGTCTCCCGGTCGGGAGATCCGGCTACGATATTTTGAATGATGCCCGTGAAACTTGAGTAAGGAGCGGCCTCGTCGAGTACTTGCTTCCAATTACCAGCCCAAATATTATGCTCAACTCCTTCTGCAACCTTTGCAGCTACATACTGAGCCACGTAAGATGTGAAATCGGCGGGAGCGTTTGAAGACTGCCCGCGCATCTGCATACCTTCCCACGTTGCGCGGAGGTCTTTATTGCATACTTGCTCGTTTACTTGGAGTGCCGATGCCGCCAAAACCGCCTCGCCCAAAACCAACTGACCGGATGTGGGGGTAGTGAATGTGCAGCTTGCCGCGGTGATAGCAGCACCTGAGAACTTGCGGAGAACCGCTTTTGAATGAACGTTCTCCAATACGGAGATGTAACCATTTGCGATCGTGTCAGCAGACAAAACCGCTGCGGCTACGTAGGGACGTGCCGCTTCGCCGGCGTAAGTGCCGACTCCAACTGTAGCGTTAGCCATTATTTAGAGAATTGATTGTGGATCGCGGCAACGCGCTCCGTGAGTGATAACTTAGAAAGGTCGACGGGGGCTTGAACCTCCATCTTTGGAGCGCGAGAAATAGACTTCGTAGCCTGCTTGCTCAGCTCCGTAATTTTTGCGTCTCGGTCTTCGATTTGTGAAGCGAATTCCGCTTTCGTTGCTTCGATAGCTTCTGCGATCATGCCAGCTACCTCTTCGCGTGTCAATACCTCGGAAGATGCTTCTACCTCTTCAACTTCGCTCATCTCCTCCTCTTTGTCTTCTTCCGCTTCTACCGCTGGCTCTTCGCTCGCTTCGTTTACTTCAGCGACTACGCCTTCAGCAACTACCAACATAGAACCGTCGGCGAGAGTGTAATCGCCGTCCGGGAGAGGGATTTGTTCGCCTTCGTCGTTTACTACGAAAACAGAAACGCCGACCGCGAAGGCTTCCGCGTCGGTTTGGATTTCTTGCCCGCTGTCAAGCGTAGCAACTGCAAATTTTACCTCCGCTTTTTCTTCTACCTCCAGTTGAACGGAGTACTTTTCGAACAAGTCGGAGATGCGTTCTTTTAGAGTCATCTTCGAGGGATTTAGATAATAACGATTTTAAAGGGTCATTCCTTACTTGTAAGGCGTTCGGTGAGGTATTCCATAGCGAGTTCGATTTCGACGGCTGAGAGAAGCTCTAATTCGTTGAGCTTGCTTTTTGCCCATCGTAAACCAGCCTTCCCTCCCCACAAGAGATAAGAAATGGTTCCGCATTCAGTCGAGGAATTTGGATCGTAATATTCTTCCGCACGAGAGAGGTAAGAATACATTCGTTTTATGGTCTCCTCGGAAATCGGTTCGCCTTGTGCGAGTTGTTGTGCTCGTACCTTGCCCGTTTGCGTAGCGCATTTATTACCCTCTTTCTCGTTTAATTCGATGCCTCTCTTTGCGTTATTCCGGACGGCTTCGGGGTAATCGTTATAAGACTCCATAACTACGCGCTTCCCCTCTTTATATCGCCCGTCTTGTTTGATCGTAGCGCGTGCCATCTCGTACCGGTTTGTAAAGTACCCTTCGATGCTGAAGCCTTTGACGCTTCCTTCTTTTACGAACTTCTCCCAAATAGCGTCGTTCTCTACTTTCATGGATACCATCCACGTACCGACCGGGACTTCAAGCCCGTACATACGGCTTTTGTCTTGCTCGCCTTCGACGATCCAACTCTCAACAACATGAAGCCCGTTTATCTTGTGTTCGTGTTCGAGGGTGGCGTTCGCTTGATTGCCGTTTTTGAAGTAGAGTTCCATCGCACGTCGGACGGTCTTCTTTGAGAAGTAGACGTAATATTCTTCTTCTCCGTTCTTCCGGTAAATCGGCTTATCTGGAATGAGAGCCGCGCCCATGATGAGACGTTTTTCTTCGTTCTGAGTTTTGAATTCTACCACTTGGGAATTCATCGCGATCCAATCCGACTCGATCGCGGGATGTTCTACGAGTGAGATAGCGTCGATTCCGTAGAGTTCCGCTTCTTCGTCAATTATGAGTTCTAAAATATTCATCCTACAAGGGAGGCTTGGTCGTTAATACGTTGGTTTGCTTGTTGGGCGTTCGATACTTCCGAAGAGACGACGTATGTACGGAAGCCCGTTTGCCCTGCTCCCGCCCCCAAGAATCCGAGGTCGAGTTGTGGGGTAGTTGGTGTAGCTGGTGCGGTGAGCGTTTGCCTTTGTGGAGTCGTTATGTCGGCTGTTCCCGCGTTGAATTCTTGCCTTTTTATAGTAGCTATTTGCGCCGCTCCCGCTGCTCCTGCCGCTGCCGCCGCGATGAACCGAGAGCCGGGGAAAGTACCGTCTTTTGCAAGGGCTGAACCGATGGCCTCTGCCGTGTTCATGATTGTTTGAACTATAGCGAGTTTTTTCCCGATTTCGAAACTCCGCTTCGCTCGCTTCTCTTCGTCCTTTGTAAAGAGCGTATTCAGGTTGTCAACTACGCTCAAGGTCAATTGAGCAAATTCAATCGCTTGATACGCTACCATTTCCGCCCCGTTAACGAAGTCTTCAAAGGTCTCTCGTTGTAGCCTTCTCTTTGCTTCTTCTGCGGTCTCCGTTGCGAGGACTTGGGTAGCGAGATTTGTTTGATTGGTTTGGAGGGTCTTCTCTTGGTTCTCCGTCGTTACTTGAAGCGTTTTTTGTTCCGATTCGATTCGTTTTTCATTCGCTTCGACGGTCGCCTTCATAAGGTCGATTTCCGCTTGAGCGGCTTCTTTCGCTTTGGCGATGCCTTCAGAACGTAAAGAATTGAGTTCCGTTTGTAGTCGCTTCTGTGTACGGAGTGAAGCCGATTGTAAATCGA